ATTGTTAACTCCTTTACATTGTGTTATTAAATCAAATGAGAGCTTTATGCATTTATCCATCAGTAGTTTACAGAGACTTTCGCTCCTTGCAAATGGTGACCCCCCATGTTAGGGGTCAGCAGTCGACACGCTACATTACTAACTCTCATTTTAACATTTACTTGTGTTATTGACCAAGTTACTATAAATATTTGTAATATAATAGAGAAATATAACAGGTTATAGCGCGGTAATAATGGCTACCAATATAATTGATAACCTACCCGATACACCCATTTATGGGTACTACGACAACCCTTTATAGTCGCCAAGAGCTACGACTGTGCCTGCTATACTTCTCATTGTATAAGTGTCTGGTATACTGTGCACATAAAATATGAATAGACTACCCTCAAGCCCCCTCTCGTGCTGAAAGGGGGCTCATAGTACTACGAGTGTTGGTTAATTGATGTCTTCAATGAGACCCAACTCATCGTCGGTGAACTCAAATTGTTCATCCTTACTGTAGGTCGCTATGGATACCAATGCGAGCTCCTTTTGAGCCTCAAGGGACTTAGCTTTGAGAGTGGATTCACTCATACGAAGTGAGAAGCTAGAGTCGAGGCTCCAAGTGATTGAGTAGGTGCCGTCACCTAGGTCGGCTACAAATACGTCATACTTACAAGGGTTAGGGTTACCGTTAGGGTCACCAAAGTCATGAATGATAATCATGTTGAACTCCTTTACTTAATGGTTAATAACAGAAAAATGGATTTCGACAATCCATCTCTGATATATTTAAGGCAAATATAGCTGCGTTTCAAAATCCTGTAATTTTTCCAAATGTCACTTGGGTATACTTGATATTATAGTCATTCTCTCTACGCGCGTGCGTATTATATATTTATATATAGTGTTAATGATTAATGACACTATGGGTGGTATGGGTGGAGTTTAAGAGGAGGGAAAGGAGGGGGGTAGATTTAAATATGCCTTGATTCTAAAATGTTTTATATAGTAAGCTTAGGCATTATGCAAAAAGATATAGAAATCCTTAGCAAGTTAAATGCCGAAGATCAAGTATCAATATTAGAGATTATATCTAGGAGCACATCTGATCTCAGCCCAATAGAGATAGATGATGCAGTATACCAAATACCGTCTGCAGTGCATAACTTAATAGATAATTTAGCTTTGCAAATTAAAGAATTGTCTACTTTAGATGGTGACATAACAAACCCAAACTAAGTGGATTATCGTAAAATAAAAGGAGTTAAACATTATGTATTCGATGACATACAAGACTTCGAGAGCTTCTTCACTGACAAAGACAAAAGACCAAATATAAGTTTTGATTGGCGTACAGCTGATGAAGGTGACTGGGTATTAGCTGATGATGGCGGAGTTATACAGTTACTTAAAAAGTCAAATATTAAACATCCAAACGACAGAAGAAACTATAAATATTGTGAAAATTATGTTCGCACTGTTGTTGGCTCTTTCTTATGCTTACATAAAACGTATATGGACACTGATTTCTCACAGCACAATAACAGGTACACGTTCTCGAAGTCTATTAAGTCATCTAATACTAATTTTTACAAGAGAGATAAAACTACTAAGAAAGAAAAAGTATTTGCAACGAATGTTGCGGTTGGCATGGGTGCCGTTAAAAGCTATATGGATGCGTTCACTGAGGAAAATTCGTACAAAGCTGGGAAGAAAGCGGCGATATTACTAAGACAGGAGAGAGTTATGAAAGAAGTCGAAAAGTCAGTAGTAGATGTAGCAAAATCAATGGGTGTCGACCATGAGTATGTATTAACTAAATTAAAGTGTTTAGTAGATAGCTCTATGGAAGATAATATTGTATTGAATGCTGTAAAAGAATTAGGTAAAGCAATTGGTACTATAGGAAGTAATACTATTAAGCAGAAAGAAACTGGTATAATAGGACTGTTTCAAGGTTTTGAGCCTGACCAATTAGAGTTAGCTAAAAGACCTGAGCTTGTTGAATCAATCGAAGAAGGAGAATAATATGTTATGTCCCCATTGTGCATCAATGCACACTAAGATACATGGGTATCGTCGTAATACAGATAATGACTTAATGCAGCGTCATTTGTGTCGTAAATGTAATCACACTTTTACAATACCGTATGAAACACAAGTAGAAGATAAAGATACTGAAGAATCTGTGCGGGTCAAGTCAGGTGGTTTGTTAACGTTTGAGTATAATGGTAAAATAAGGATACATGGAATAACTGATGTTCATGTAGGAGCTAACGAGCATGACCATGAAAAACTAAAGGAGGCTATAAAGGAGATAAAGAAAGATAAGTTTGCCAGGTGGTTTGGTAATGGTGACTTAATAGAATGTATACCTCCAAACTATCATATCCCCCAGCGTGGTCAAAGTATGTCTCCTGATGATCAGTATGAAGAGTTTTTAAAGTTGTTCAGACCTATAGCGGATAAGTGTTTGTTTGTTCGTGGTGGTAATCACGATTATTTAAGAAGTGCAAGAGTTCTTGATTTTGATATATCGAGAGGAATAGCTAATGCTTTACAAGTTCCTTATTACGAATTGCCTGGGTATACATCAATTGTAACATCTGGCAGGACTTGGAATCTTGTTAGTGGTCATGGTAATAGCGGAGCAAAGAACGGTGATCTGGAGTTAGATAGGATGGCTGCTGTTTATAGTGATGGTGATGTATTCTTTTTAGGTCATAACCACCAGTTATATGCTAAGCCTATAGATTCTATAGCTATATATGATAATGAAGAAACTTTACATAGAAGGTGGTATGTAAGAGGAGGTAGCTTCCTGCGCTACGCTGACTATGCGCGATATTCTATGTTTCAGATTGTTAGGACAGGATGGGTGACAATTGAATTTGATGAGAATGGGATTGAGTGTTGGGTAAACTAATGGCGAAGCGTAAACAAACAGTCTCAAAGCATGATCTTATAAGAGCTATTAGGGTGTTAAGTGGAAGAGTTACTTATATAGATAATATGATGATGTCGCTTAGTGAGATGTTTAAAGGATATGTAGATTTTATGGATAATGAAGATGAGTATATGAAATTCATGGAAGAAAGAAATATCGAAGAAAATGGCGAAAAAGAATAGACATATAAACTTATTTAAAGATAAGGCTAAGAAGCAACCGTCAGAAGAAAGTTCATAAGTGAACATTAATACGCAGAATATAAGCGAAGTTGAAGAAGCGTTATTAATGTCTAGTAAAGACTTAATATCTTTTGGCAAGCTTTTCTTACCTGAAGATTTTACACGCAGTGAGACTCCTCCATTTCATTATGAAATATCTGATGTTATAGATAATAGAGAAATAAAGCAATCTGCTATCATTGTTCCACGTGGTCATGGCAAGACTATATTGACAAAAGCTTCTATTTTAAAAGATTTTCTTTTTTGCCCGAGTGATGATTTTTATTTCTATGCTTGGGTATCTGCAACACAGAAACTTTCAGTAGGTAATATGGATTATATAAAACATCATCTTGATTATAATGACAGGATACGTTATTATTTCGGTGATACAAGAGGCGGAAAATGGACGGAAGAGGATATAGAATTAAAAAATGGATGTAAGTTAATAAGTAAATCAAATGTAGCTGGTATTCGTGGTGGCGCTAAATTACATAAAAGATATGATTTAATTGTACTAGATGATTTTGAACATGAAGCAAATACAATCACAAGGGACGCAAGGGATAAGAATGCGAATCTTGTTACTGCCGTTGTTTATCCCGCACTTGAGCCTCATACTGGTAGGTTGCGTGTTAATGGCACTCCCGTACATTATGATTCCTTTATTAACAACCTTCTTACACAGCATGCAAAAGCTAAAAAAGATGGGGATGATTTTGCTTGGGAGATAGTTACGTATAAAGCATTGCAACCTGACGGAGCCCCGCTTTGGGCATCATTTTTCCCTGCTTCTAAATTAGAAGAGAAGAAGAAGTTTTATATGGACTCTGGACAGCCTCATAAGTTCTTTCAAGAATATATGATGGAAGTAATGAGTGAGGAAGATGCTGTATGGACAAGAAATCATTTAAAGTATTATGATGGCTATTATAAACATGAAGATGGTATCAATTATATAGTAAAAGATGGTAACCTTGTTCCAGTTAATGTATTTATTGGATGTGATCCTGCTACTGATATAGATACTAAACATTCTGACTTCAGTGTTATCATGGCTATTGCTGTCGATATAAACAATGAGTTGTATGTGTTAGAGTATGAAAGGCACAGGAGTATTCCTACAGTTGGTTCAAAAGATTCCGATGGCAATATTTTAGGTCGCACTGGTGTTGTTGATTATATTATATCTATGTATAATAAATATAACTGTTCTTCAGCTACTGTAGAAGATGTAGCTATGAACAGAAGTATATTCCAAGCATTGAATGACGAAAGGCGTAGATTAAATAGGTTTGATATAGCTGTAATACCACAGAAACCAGGAGGCCAACACAAAAGAAATAGGATTTATAGTGGTTTAAGCGGTAGATTTAGTATGGGTACTGTACATATTAGAAAAAATATGTTTGATTTAATCAACGAAATTGTTACATTCGGACCTAAAATGGCTCATGATGATACCATTGAGACCTTATATTATGCACAATTGCACGCTTTTCCTCCCAATATGAGGAAGAATAAGGATAAAAAGGGTTGGTATAAGCCTAAAAGAAAAGCAAAAAGCTGGATTGTTGCTTAGTATATGAACGGACCTTTAGATAATACAAGTTTTGTTACAAGTCCTAGTTTAAGTTTAAGGACTATGAGCAAATTGAATGCTCTTGACGGCAGTTATCAGCCGAAGTCGACAATGTGGAGTGGTGTTACAAAGAATATTTATCCTCAGGGTAAAATGAAAAACAAGCAGTCTAGGAATGCTTTAGCGGTTGCAAAGTCTATGTATAATTTACTTGGACTTGGTTATTCTCCAAGTAAAAATGTAATAGAACCGTTTCGTAAAGGTAGTTTTAATATACCATTCAAAGGCGGCTCGTCTTTGTACGGTAGTTATAATAAAAGACGTAGAAACGGTGGTTATGACTGGAAACTTGGAATTAACGTTCCAATCGGTAGGTAAATGCCTCATCCTAAAAAAAGAGAAAGAGTGAGTTTCATGTCAATGATGGATGATATGCTTACTATTGATAATCCAATTGCAGATCGTGCCCCTGTATTTGGAAGCGAGCATACTTTAAGTGTTGATGCTAAAAATGCGATTGAAGATGCTGTTAACACGTGGCTTAAAGAAGTCGGAGGGACAGTTGAAAGCACAGGTTTTCTTAATACTGTCACTTCTGGATTTAGAACGATGGATGAACAACAAGAATTATATGATGCGTGGACTTCTTGGAAAGACACTGGAGTAGGAAAAAAACCTCCAGAAGCTACTGAACCATCAAAGTCTCTACATCCAAAAGGGACAGCTATTGATTTAGGTCAGTCTGATTTTAGAGGTTGGTTTAGAAAGCATGGCGAAGAATTTGGATGGTATGGTAAGAAATATAGTGGAACAAAACATCACTTTGAGTATAAAGGTAAGAAAGGTAGTGGAGGTAAATAATGCCAAGAAAAAGTAATAAAAAGAAGGCTGAGGCAGTTAGAGAGTTATGGAATAAGGCATCTACAGGCGAGAGAAGTAGATGGCGTAGTATAAATCAGCGTGGTTATGATTTTTATCTAAATGATCAGTTAACGTCTAGAGAGCGTGACGATTTACAAGAAGCTGGTATGCCTGATTTTATTATTAATAGAATCACACCAGCTATAGAGATAATGAAGTTTTTTGTTACTGCTAATAATCCTCGGTGGCAGGCTGTTGGAAGTGAGGGTTCTGATGTAGATATTGCAGCTGTTCATGCTGATGTAGCTTCATATTGTTGGTATATATCAAATGGTAAGTCATTGTTTTCACAAGTAGTTCAAGATGCATTTACAAAAGGTATCGGATATATGATGGTTGATGTAGATGCTGATAAAGACAGGGGAATGGGCGAAGTAGTATTTAAAAGAATAGAGCCATTTGATGTTTATGTAGACCCAATGAGTCGTGACTTTTTATTTAGAGATGCTTCTTATATAATGGTTAAAAAGGATTTACCTAAGCATCATCTTTCTAGTATACTCCCTGAATATAAAAAGAAAATAAGAAGCGCTAGCGGTACTGTAAATACAGTTGGTTCATACACTGAAAGAGATATTGTTGAATCTGATAGTATACAAGCAGACGATGTTCTTTCAGTTGCATATAAGCCAACAGGTGAAGATGATGATATGATTGATTTTTACGAGATGTACTCTAAAGAAAAATTACCATATTATAATTTATTTATTAAAGTTCCTCCATCACCAGAAGAGATGGAAATGATAAATGGTAAAGTACAGGAAAGAATGGATACGATATCTAAAGAGATGATGGTGGCAGCTGAGGAGAAAGAATTATCCATTACTATGGCTTTACAGCGTGGTGAAATTATTGAATCAAGAGCGCAATTAGAAATTGAGAAACTTGCAAAAGAAACACAGTCAGCTATTGAATCAGAAAGAGCTGCTATCGAAGCTCAGGTTACAGAAGAAGTTTCCAAAGTAGAAAATAGAGTAGTAAGTGAAGATGAATATAAATTACTTATTAAGAATAAAGAGTTTTTAAGTACTCTTGTTGATTTTGTTCAGTATTATGATACTAGAGTAAAAGTTACTTGTGTTGCTGGTGATGTTTTGTTATATGAATATTATTTATCTAATACTGAGTATCCTATAATACCATTTCCGTATACATACACAGGGACTCCATATCCAATGAGTGCGGTTACTCCTCTTGTAGGTAAGCAACAAGAAATTAATAAATCTCATCAGATTATGCTACATAATGCTAATTTAAGTTCTAACTTAAGGTGGTTATATGAAGAAGGCTCTGTACCTGAAGAGGAATGGGAAAAGTATTCTTCAGCTCCAGGGGCTTTATTAAAATACAGGCCAGGGTTTACACCTCCAGTACCTGTACAACCGTTAGGTCTTAATCAAGCATTTTTTACTATTACACAGCAGGGTAAACAAGATATTGAATATATTTCAGGTGTTCCTGGTACATTACAAGGAGTAGAATCTGAGAAGACTGAAACTTATCGAGGAATGCTTGCTATGGATGAGTATGGTACTCGTAGAATTAAAGCTTGGATGCAGACTATAATGGAACCAGCTTTAGAACATTTAGGTAAAGTATTTACAGAAACAGCTCAAAGTACATATACAGTTCATAAAGTATTTAGAATAGTGCAACCTGAGGCTGGTGGATTTGAAGATAGGTCAGTTGAGATTAATGTACCAGTTTATAATGATTTTGGTAATGTTGTAAGTAGATGGAATGATTATGCATCCAGTAAGTTTGATGTAAGATATGTAGGTGGTTCTACTATGCCTATTAATAGGTGGGCATTAATGGAAGAGTATTTTAGATGGTTCCAGTCTGGATTGATTGACGATATAGCAATGTTGGCAGAAACTGATATTAGAAATAAAGAACAGATTATAAAAAGAAAAAGTATATATGCTCAGTTGAAACAGCAAGTGGAACAGTTGGCTGAACAGTTGAAAGATAGAGATGGAACTATTGATACTTTATCAAGACAAGTTGTACAAGCTGGTATTAAAGATAAGATAGGTACTGCTGGTAATGAAGTACGGAAAGATGTATTAGAGACTGAAGCACAACAAAAGTTTTTACGATCTTTAGTCAAAGAAGAGAGTAAAAGAAGTAGAGAAAAACCTGTTGAAAGATAAGAATAAAACGCAGTAAATTAATGGAGGTATATTATGGCACTGCACAATGAGCAAAACGACAACCTATTCGAAGGTGATGATTCACTGGACAGTGGCCTCGGGACTCAAGACTCTGATAACTTTTTTGAAGAGCTAGACAAACAGGTGAATAGTGTCGTACTTGAAAAAGAAGCTGGGGAGCCCGTCCAGCGAAACATCGCAACGGCTGAAAACAGCCCCCGAGAAGAAAAAATGCAAGAACAGCAAGAACGAGGGCATGATTACGAGAAGAGGTACGCAGATTCAAGTAGAGAAGCTAAGAAGTTGAAAGGTAGGCTGAACCAACTTGAACCTTACGCACCTATTTTGGATGATATGAGAGAAGACCCTAATTTAATATCACATATTAAGGGATATTATGAGGGTGGTGGTTCAACACCAGGAAATCTCAAGGAACAATTAGGATTAGGCGAAGAGTTCGTCTTTGACTATGATGAAGCTATTGATGATCCATCTTCCGATTCAAGCAAACTATTGAACGCTACTATTGATGGAGTTGTTCAAAAAAGGCTTGGAGAGTTCGCTAGTCAATCAAAAGAAGACAACCAACGTGTAACAGCGGAACAGAGTTTTCGTAGTAAGCATAATATGAGTGATGATGATTTTAAAGAAGTTGTGGATTTTGCACAATCTCGACCTCTCACTTATGATGATGTTTACTTTTTGATGAATAGAGGCAAAAAAGAGGATAAAATAGCTCAGAATACTAAAGGTGAGATGATGCAGCAAATGAAGAAAGTTCGTGAAAAACCTTCTTCAGCAGCGGCAACAGGCTCAGGTGATAGTGGTTCCGAAAGGTCGAGTGACGATGTGGTGTTTGAAACTCTTCTTGGATTTGATTCTGAATTAGAAAAAGCTTTTAGTATTCACTAAAAGCGTAAACGTTTAACTTAAAGGTAATAAAATGGCTGATGTATTTAGTTTAGGTACTGTTTCAGATGTGGCAACATGGTCTGATGGTACTTCAAAAGATACTGGTGATCTTAGACGAAGATACAATTTTGGGGATAGAGTTTCTGAGTTAGCAATTTCTCAAGACCCTTTCTTTAGATTTGTATCTAAGGTTGCCAAAAAGCCAACGGATGACCCTGAATTTAAATTCACTGAACGCCGTCCGTCATACCATAAAAGGTATGCATATGTAACTGGATGGATTGAAAATGACAACACACAAGTTGTTGGTGGCACAGGCGGAGATGCGGATTTAACCGCATACAACGATGGAG